TTGAAAGAGAAATTCAACCGTTTTCTCGATGATGTTTCAGCTACCGATATTGATGCAGAACAGAACGTGCTTTGCGCGTTACTCATTGATAACATGGCTATAGAAAAAGTAATTAACAAACTGCAGCCGGAAGATTTTCAAAAGAACGAGCATCAATTGATTTACACAACAATTAGAAACCTTTATCAAAAGGGGCTAAGAGTAGATCTAATCCCAGTAGTAGGGGAGCTAATCAGAGCTAAAAAGCTGATTGATGCCGGAGGAATAGAATACTTGACCGTTTTGATAGAAGCAGTTCCGACATCATCGAATATTGAGCACTACGCTAAACGAGTGCTTGAAAAAGCATTATTGAGGCTGTTATTAAGTGCTATGGCCGAAAATGTTATGGAATCCGTGATGGCGGGTGGGCAAAGATGTCACTCCTACCTATAGGGTTTCTGGGCAAATATCCTGATTGTAAATGCGTGTTCAGAGACATGGATGAAAATGGGGAATGCATGTCGCGCTGTTGCAAAAGAGTTAATTCATGCGAAGAGTGCCATTTCGGAGGGCAAAAGGAAAAAAAGAGAAAGCTTGTTGATTTAAGCAAACGGAGAAAGAGGTGAACATGTGAGAATAATCGTTATTGCAGTTGATATGTATTTCCGCTGGTTGGAAATACGGCGGAAAGCACGGAGGTGGAAGCAATATTTCAAAGCTGGCGGGGCCGTGAGATAAAAAAAATGGGCTTTCGCCCAAGCAAAAAATGCAAATAAATTATATCAGACAATTCATCTAAAGGCAATTTAGGGCTCATTAATGATGGAGTTTATAGGAAGGGGGTTGTTAGGTATAGAGGCGTTATTGACAGTTTCTCAAGCCGCAGAATTGACCGGAGCTTCTGAAAGGACAGTACGCAGACATATTAGTTCCGGCAAGATTATGGCAAACGCCACGGTTAAAGACGGAAAGTCTTTTCGTATACCGGTAACATCCCTTCCTATTGAAGCTCAGAAAGCGTACTGGATGCAAAAGCAGGCGGAGGTCCAAGAGATTATCGAGCAACGTGAATCTTCCCCTGCTCAGCTCACTGAAAAAATAAATACCGTAGCTGATTTGACGGCTAAATACGGTAACAAAAAAGCTAAGGAGATACTTGCCACGCCTCTTAAACGGGAAAAAATCGTGCTTGAAGCTATCGAAATCCAGGGTTGTAAAGGGAATAAGACCAGGCAGCTTAAGGAGATTGCTAAAAAGCACAAAATAACCCGGGAGACTTTAGGAAGGTGGATCAAGGAATATCAAACAGAGGGGTTGATCGGCCTGGTGCATGAGAAATACCGCCAGCCGGCAGATGGTTTGGAAGCCAAAGGACGCAGAGCGGTAAACCAGGAAATGCGAGATTTCATTATAGCCATGTTTTTACGAAATATGAAGCCCAAAGGCTCCCATATCTATGAGCAATTGAAGAAAGCTGCGGAAATAAAAGGCTGGAAACTGCCGAGCAAAGCAACAATATACCGTGTGATAGACGAAATATCCAAATCTGAGGTTGTTATGGCCCATAAGGGCAAAGAAGCTTGGAAGGCAGAGGTTAAACCCAAAACTAAACGTACATACGACAACCTCATGGTGATGCAGGAAATAGTTGGAGACGGCCATAAATGGGATATTTTCGTCAACTGGGAAGGCCGGGCAATAAGGGCCGAATTGAGCGCCTGGGTTGATTTACGGAGTAGGGCTATCGTTGGCTGGTGCATCACGGCCAAGGCCAACAGTGAAAGTATCGGGCTGGCTCTCAAACATGCAATAGAATCATATGGTTTACCCGGGACAATATATACCGATAATGGAAAAGACTATCTGAGTGATTATATTGAAGCGGTATGCAAAGACCTTGATATAGACATTAGAAACTGCATACCTAAAACACCGCAATCAAAGCTCATAGAAAGGCTATTCCGTGAAGTAACGGATAAATTTAGCCGGTATCAGCCCGGTTATTGCGGAAACAATCCAGAGAACAGGCCAGCAGGTTTTAATCAGAACAAGCTTTTGCAGGCAGGCAAGCTAATGACGATTGATGAGCTTGCCGAAAAATTCGCAACCTGGGTTAAAAAATATAACAATGCGATTCATGGCGAGCTAAAGGATACACCTAAAAATGTTGTATCAAGTGTGGAACACTTCCGCCCCGGCAAAGTTGAGCAGCAGGTGCTTCAGGTATTATTTATGAAGCGGAGCCATGTTAAGGTTCATCCTGGATACATTCGCCTTTATGGCCGTGATTTCTGGACATTCGGAACTGAAATTGACTGGTTGGTTGGCAAATACGTTGATGTTTGGTATGACTTTCACAATATGGGCAGGGTGCTGATATGGTACGGCGGTAAAATCGTGGGCACAGCTGAAAATAAGCAAGCTCTCAGACACGGCGAGGATAGGGTTCAGCTTGCCGCAGAGCAAAAGGCAAAAGCGAAGTTTGAAAAAGAAACACGCCGCCGTATTGATGAATATGCCCAGCGGTTGGGGGATGATCTTGACCAAATATTGCCGGAGGATGTACTAAATCGTAAAAGAAAGGGCCAGCGATATATAACTGGACCGGATGTTAATAGTGAGAATAACGTTCACCGGCTAACCGGGCATGAAAAGGATGCCGCAGCAGCTGCCCAGGCGTTAGAACAGGCAGCAAACAATCCGGGGCCTGATAAGCCGGCCCAAATGAGCCGGGCTAAGAAGATGCTTTTGGAAGAGGGCCGGAAAGCCCTGGCCCAATAAATTCGAGGAGGTATTACAAATGAGTATGAACGGAGCTGAGATAATCACTATGCCTGGAATAGTTGATAAGGAAATACAAGAATTGCAGGAATGGGCAGCCGGCTATGTTAAAAACCAGGGCGTCACAGTAGCCACCATGGCTACCGAGGCCAATATTAACCGTTCTCTTCTCAGCCAGTTTATCAACCATGGCAAATATAATCAGAATCTTATCGATAATCTCAAGGCTTTAAGAGGCAGGATTGAGCCGGAAACTACCGAGGCCGACGTTCAGGTAAATGCTGGACAGTCGAAAAAATCACAATCCCCTCCCCCGCCACAATCTCAGCTCATGCCAAAGAAATATTCACATGAATTTGGCATACAGCAAACCGAAGATTTTCTTTCTGCCGTTGGGATATGCTCCAAATGCTACAAAGACCGTACAATCGGCGCAATTATCGGGCATGCCGGGTCCGGAAAAACCACGGTTCTGGAAGAGTTCGCCAAAGGGCGGCCTGATGTAGTTCTCATTCGGGCCAATATCACAATGACGGTAAAGGGCCTGCTTTTGGCAATCGGGGAAGCCATCGGCCTGGGAATAATCTCCGGGAGCAAGGAGAGAATGCTGGGGCAGATAGTGGCTGAACTTAAGTCTAACCCTCAGATGATAATAGTCGATGAGGCTGACATGCTGGTGGACAGGTTTTCAGTGGTTAGACTTGAAACTCTCCGGGCCATTTGGGACCAGGCGCAAATAGCATTGGTTATTTGCGGAATGCCTAAATTAGCCAAGTTTATTGTTAAAGGCCCTGGTGGTGACGAGAACCTGGCTCAGATTTACTCCAGGATCCAGAGAGGATACAAGATGAAAGGCGTATCCAAGGATGAGTTAACAAAAATACTGGACAATTTTAATATGGATGAACCGGCTAAAAAGCACCTTCTCACCAGGGGAGCGTCCCTAACCCATGGGGGATTAAGACGATTGTCAAGGATACTCCAGAATGCCCTTGATATGACGGAGGAAGGCGAACAAATCACCCTTGAGATTATACAGCTGGCATGTTCACTGCTGGTTACCCCGGAAACACTTGGCCTTAGTTTTTAGAGGTAATTTATTCGGAAGGGGTTGAATTACATGTGTTTTTGGGGCCGGTTCAATAACCCTATTGCTCGGGTAAACGTGAAAACCGGAGAAGGCTATTGCAGGCTGGATGAGGTCTGGTTTAATGAGCAATGCAGCGTATTAACCCAGGAGGAATATGATAAGCGGATACAACGGGAAATGCCAGTCGTTAATGCGGATGCCGACGTTCCCAAGAAGCAATCAGTTATTTCTACGGAAGCAATAACTGATAGTGCACAAAAGAAAAGGGGCGGAAAGCAGGGTAGGTTTCTCCGGGGCGCGTGGGGAGACAAGGCAGCGATATAACTGAAAGGATGGGATAAATGGATGTATCGTTAAGGAATAAGCTCATTGAAGCCCGGACCCTCATTGAGGATGTCATGGAAAATATTCCAGAGGGCAGTGAAGTATTCGATGACGTAATTGGAGCCTGGGCGCAGCTTAATGTGGTGATAGAAAAACACGGTGAATAAGCCGAAAATCCCGGCAGCATGCCGGGGTTCGTGGGGTGTGGATGGCCTCCCCCCACCTGACGACCGCAAGGATGCGGGCCAGGAGCGCCTGGCGGCAGGCCACAAGTAATTAAAAAGGAAGGTGAGTTGAGTCAATCAATGAGACACAAGGTAATCAGCAAAGGCGGCGGACTGATAATCCCGGCAGACATTCGAAGGCAATACAACTTCCTCAGCGGCGCGGCGGTGGATATCGCAGTTAAGGACGGGTGCATTTTGGTAAGCCAGCACACACCGCGCTGCATTTTCTGCAATAACCATGAAGGCGTTGGCAAGCACATGGACAGGTATGTCTGCAAAGCTTGCGTAACCGCTATGGTAAAGGATGTGGGGACAATTGGATAAGGCTGTATGGATGGCGAAGGTTGATGAATTGGCTAAGTGGATGAGCTTGGCGGAGGATGCTAAAAAGGAAATCGACAAATTAAAGGGTGAGTTTCAAAAGCAGGCAATGAAAGACCTGGAAAACAAGAAGGTTAAGCGGGTGGAGTTTTGGGGAAGCGCCGGCGCTAAAGTCGAGGTAACCACCAGTGAAACCTTAAAGCTGGTATCGTATAATTTCCTGCTGCAGGTCATCGGGGAAGTGTTATTAAGGGACTTTGTAAAGATAGAGCCCAATTATAATCTATCCGCTCCATTTAAGCGCATCCTAACCGCCATATTCCAGGGTGATTACATGGAGCAGCCAGTGGAAGATGTCATCGCTCAGATAAGCGATGACGAAAAAACCAGGAAGTTACTAAAGAAGAAACTTAAAGGGAACTGGGAGAAAGACCTGGCTAATCTGAAGGTCATCGCCGGGCTGAATGAAGAGGAAGCGGAGCATTTTGCCTATTTCATTCAGGAGGCCAAGAACTACGAAAAGATTTTGCATCTGTTGGAGGCCGCAGGTCATGCCCGTGATAGCCAGGAGTTTAAAGTTGCCTTGGAGGCTATCCGGCACGCCGTGGTGGTTGAAGAAGGCATCAAGGTAAGCCTGGAGATTGAAAAAGTAGCATGAGCAAAAATAAATACACCGATGAAGAGAAGGCATTGGTCGAATACCTGAAATCAAAATTAATTTCCCGGGGGATAGTAAAGTTCCCTCGGGACTGGCACCTAAAACAGTTGTCAAGCGCCAGGTATATGCTGGCTGGAGACAACGCCCCCAACCTGGATGAATGGAAAGCCTGTATTGACTGGTGCCTGGCGGACAAATTCTGGTGTGATAAAGTTGACCACCTGGCCGCTGTGGAAAGACTTCGGACAAAATACTCCCTACAAGGTAACAAGGCCGGGGGACTCATCAAATCGATAAATGATGAAAAAAAGAAATCGGAAATGTTGGATAAGCTCTATATGAGATAGCATTCCCACCGGGTTAAAAAGGCGGTGGCACATGAATATAACAAGGCATGCGAAAAAGCGTTATCGTGAAAGAATTAATAGCGATACCGAAAATATTGAACAAGAAATAATAGACTGCTATGAAAAGGCAGTAGCTGTCTATGAAGAAGGGGTTAACGGCGACTCAAAGGAATTTCTAGTACATGAAAACGTTCTTTTTGTGTATACGCCGGTAACAGACACTATAATTACCGTTATTGACATCAATTTTGGTTTCAGTGAATCTGTAAACATGGAGCTTTGTCGTTTACAGCTTGAAAGAGTATTAAGCCTAAAAGAGCGTTTATCTTCTGAGAAATCCAAAGCAAGCAAAGTATATGAAAAATTTGATAAAAAAATCACAGTAATAGACGGTGAAATAGATTTATTGCAAAAAAAGCTTGAAGCTATTCAAGCAAAACGGGAATTAATCTTGGCGTCAAAAACAAAAATATTTAAAAATGTTCAGTCTACGGAAAAAGAATACATTGCGGAGGCTAAGAGGTTGGTCTATTCCACCAGCTTTCGAGTGGAAGAATTAAACGTCAAACATGCCTAACCATTTGGCTGGGCGTCAATTCGTCCGGCCAAATATAACCTTGTGGAAAGGAGCTGGTATATGGAGACAGTATTGAATGAAGTATTGGGCGTTATCAATAGTATTAATCCAGCAGCTGACTTGCTGGAATACCGGGTGAAACTGGCAGGGGTTATGGCCAGGTACGAATTCAAGCCGATAAAACTGTTGTCAGGACACCCGGATATTGCTGAGAAAACAAAAATGTTTATTGCAGCAAAAAGACTGGAAGGATTAAGCAAACTTACTCTCGACGGGTATGCTTTAGAGCTTAAAATCTTCGGCAGCTACGTAAATAAGCCAATTGAAGCGATTTCAACACAGGATTTAAGGAGTTTTTTGGGTTCATTTGAGCATCTAAAGAAATCCAGTCTTACAAGAAGATTGCATGTACTCAGGAGTTTTTTCGGATGGTTGACTGATGAGGAAGTAATTGCCCGGGATCCTTCAAGAAAAATCAAAACCCCAAAACCAGAAAAGCGTTTACCAAAAGCGTTGACAGTTGAGGAATTGGAGATTTTACGCGAAAGCTGCAGAACCTTGCGGGAACGCGCTCTGGTTGAATCTTATTATGCCACCGGCTGCAGGTTAAGCGAGATACAGCAAATGAACAGGCAAGATATTGACTGGCAAGACGGCGAGGCAAGTGTTATCGGAAAAGGATCCGTTGAAAGGATTGTATACTTTTCGTTTAAGGCTCTTTACCACCTTAAGAAATACATTAATTCCAGAGCCGACGCGATACCGGCCATATTTATAACACAAAGACAACCTTACAGAAGACTCTCGAAGCGTGGCATACAGAGGGAAATTAAAATAATCGCTGAGAGGGCGGCACTTAGTAAAAATGTGCATCCGCATGTTTTCCGGCACACCCTGGCCACATTAATGTTGAATCATGGAGCCGATATAACAACGGTTCAAGAAATATTGGGGCATGCGGATCCTGGGACAACCCAAATTTACGCGAAAGCGTCGAATGCAAGAAAAAAAGAGCAGTACAAAAAGCATCACGTCATTTGAGCATAAACCCGGGAGCCGCTTTAGGTTCCCGGGTGTACATATAAGGAGGATGATAAAATGTCCGGTAAAATTACAGCTCCTCAGATTAAAAAGCTCTATATTACTGCGAAGCAGCTGGGCATGGATGATGAAGACCTGCACGGATTAGTTTATAACATGACTCGCTCAGAGCATATATCCAAAATGACGAAGACCCAGGCTGGCAGGATTATTGATTACCTGTCTGACAAGCTTAACCGCAATTACCGCGAAGAGGCGGCCTCAAAACAACAACTCTATAAGATACACCAACTGGCGGCTCAACTCGGATGGAGTGATAATCCCAATCGCCTTGCAGGATTTATTAAAAAAACTGCCGGCGTGGAAAGGGAACAGTGGCTGACGGCGGCTGGAGCCTACAAGGTTATTGAGGGGCTGAAAAAAATACTTCAGCGGCAGGGAAAAAATGAGCAAAAAGCGTGATTAATAATGCGTCAAAAACCTGGATGCTGCTGGCTTAAGTTCCTTGGCTGCAACCCTGCTGACGATGAGGATTGTTATTACTGCCACCATTACGGAGAGTGGCCGGAGGATTGGCAGGAGGCCGTGGAGAGCCATGAGGAGAGTTGAAAACAGGAGGCAATGACCTTGGACAAGTTCTGGATGAAGATGGGCACAGCTATCCAGTGGAATGACATTTCCCCAAACTTTCGCCCGAACAGTTTTGATACTTATGTTGCCACAAAACTATTGGAGTACGAAGGGTCGCCCCGCGCAGTTATTTTCTTTGATGATGTATGCGATAAACTTACCGATTACAGCTATTGGTTTTTTCTTGGAACCATCTGGGTCAGCTATTCCGGAAAATCAGAGCTACAATTATGGAAACGCTTATTCGCCAGTAAAAGGGCTACTCGACTGACATCAATCATGAAGCCAAGCGAACTCGCGATATTTAATACACTGCCAAATAACATTTTGGTATATAGGGCTCACAGGTATGAGGAAAAAGACTGGATTAGCTATACGCTTGACCAGGCCATAGCGACAAGATTTGCCCGGGAGCGGAAAGTCAATGAAATATCCCTTTACAGGCTTCGCCGGCGTGATGTAATAGCATTATTCTTACGTCGCGGTGAACAGGAAATAATCATGCTTCAGACTGAACGTGCAAAATTGATTGAAAAGATGTTGTTATGAAGCGGTATGATCTATTCTATATGTTTCTGGAGGCTTGGTTTACAGTGGAACGACTAACAGAAAAATCAATAGGTTGTTTCCAGTATGATTTGAAAAATTATAAGCATAAAACGCACGAATTTAATGATTATCATGCTTTTTATGCCTACAGCATGGCAGTTAAAAGGTTGGGAGAATTAGAAGGAGCATTGGTTCCGAGGCCACTTGACGAATGGGATGAAGATATGGGCGACTGCCTGTGGTGGACATTCCCCATTGAGGAACCGCCTTATTGTGGAAGTCCATTGGATTGTGATTTTCCTGACCATGTAACGCATTTTACAAGGCTTTTACTGCCTTTGGAGGTAGAAGACTAATGACGCACACTGTTAACTTTAAAGTAATAGAAGTATAAATCGATGTAGACGGCTTTAGAAGGGCTTTAGAGAAGACTTAAAAAATATGCGTGTGTTTCTATTTAAAAGTAAAAATAGGGGTATACTTCAATTTTACACTATGGGGGTAGGGGGTATAAGTATATACCTATAAAATTTGTTGATATTTAAAGATCAATTGCACATGTTATAAGATAGGTATGGGGGTATAAAATAGGGTATGTAAAATATGGTGGGGGTATTAATTTATGAGTTTCACAGAAAGAGTGATAAATATATGAAGCTGCATATCAAGAACCAACTGAGTGGCAAAATAGAATTCCGCATTGGCTCGAAGGAGTATGAACTTGACCCGGATCAGGAAATCACCATAGAGGCTAACGATGAAGATTGCATGTATTTCGACCACTATGATTGGCAAAAAGACTCAATTCGATTTCAAGAAAACGGTAATTGCCCGATATGCTTTGGTGGTGATTGCGCTGAAGGGCATCATGACGGATGCTATATTGATGAACTGGGAGTACAGAAAGATGCAGCATTTGAGTTTATAAACGAGCTAATAAGATGCTTTGAAGAAACACCTCTTTCCGAGGATGGAACCCATAGGTTAATAGTTGATAAGGCGACACTTGAGAAAGCGAAAAAGGCGCTTGTCAATGCTGGGTGTTGCTGAACACAATGTTAAAAATGCGACATAAGGAGGCGAGTTTGAAATGAATGATCCATTTGAAACGGGCATCCCAAAATATTCAACAGCACAGAGTATTTATGATGCTTTGTGTGAGCTGACGCAGACCGAGGAAATGGGCATATTGGGCGAAATGTTTGCCGATGTGAGCTATGACGGGCAGGACTACTATTACACAGATAAAGGCGCCGTACTCAAAGAAAAATTTGAAAAACTGAGCGATTACGGCAATAAAATGTGGCTTATGGACCTAGCTGTGTGGCAGATTGACCAGGATGGATACATTGAAATCCATGACATAGTGTACGACGCTCTGATTGATTCAGATTTGGCAAAGAGGATCGGCTTCAAGAAGCTGTTTATTGATAAGATGCTTAACGGCTATAAATCAGACTACAAAGAAATTATCGAAGAATACGCCGCCGAGTTGGGAAAACTGAACCGCTTTAACGACTTTGAAATGATCGGGGCTTTTAACCGGGTTATGCAGGCGCGTGGCAAAACGGTGTACGGAATAACATATCCTACATTTGCTTACTACATGGCCGAAAAAGTGCGGGGGCTTCAGTTACAAAATGAAACAAGGCTTATCGCCGAATGCCGCGCCCTGCTCACCAGCTACGATGATTTTATGCTGGGGTTGCGCATGAATCAATCGCTATATACCAGACTAGAAGGGCAGTACAAAACCAAAGCATTACAACTACAGGCAAGCTATGAGGATATGGTCAGGCGGATTCTATTAGCTGCCAAAGATCAAGGTATTGTCTTTGAACCCGTTGAAGCCATAAAAATGCTCCCAGAGTAGCGTGCACACACCATAAGATTTAGTGTACATTCCAATAATTAAGGAGGCATATAAATTGAAAAATATAATAGTTGATCCCCCGAGGTTTCATGTTTTTAAACAGGAGGACATTGAAAAACACTTAAATACCAGCCAAAAGGAAAATCTTGAAGATATTATCTGTGGTATTCATGCTGGCAGGATAGTTGACGGAAAAAATGAGTGGCCGAATACTTACCTAGTGTTTAATATCGACGAACCCTATGCACAGCAGGTATGGGATATTATGAGTGCACATGGACACACTCCTTGCTGCGACTGCCATGAATCCAAAAAAGAAATATTCTGTAAATCGGGCAGTTGTCTCTGGTACGGACTATTATCCGGTATGAGTAGTAACGGAGAAGCGCCCAATTTAATCTGGGGCGACGATAATGAACGTGTTTGTTGTTGTTGTGAAGGCGTAACGAAAGATCAATTTATTGATCAGGTAAAAATTGAAGCCAAGACTTATGAAGTCGAGTTGCCAGAAAATCTTGATGTAAGGATAGAGGCTATGATAAGCACTGACAAAACCATACACGGGGACACAATTCAGCCCCTTTCTGGATGTGGTGTTATTATAGAGGACTTTTGGGTTTTGGAAATTTGGTAGTTGCTGCATATTTCAACAATTTTGCGCCACAGGAGGTGTAACATGATTAGTAAGGGTCAGAAACTAATTCATCTGCCAACTGGAAGACCTGTAGTGGTGGCCGAAATAGCAGAAGATAGTTTTACGGTTAATACAACTGATGACATATGGCCTCATCCCAAAACAGGAAAACCATGGGGTGGATGCTCATGGATATTATTGTGGGATAAATTAGAGGAATTTAAAAATGTTGAAACAGGCTAAATAAAATCTAATGTGATGGGAGGTAACGGTGTTGAACAAAAAATTGGTAAAAGATATATGTTCAACCAATGATCTGCCTGAACTGTATATGACAATTGCAAGTCTTATCGGTTTAGAAAATACGCTTCTATTAGCCGGGAAACTAGGTGGTGAATCGGTATATTTTCCACGCCTTACCTCCTTGAATCGTTATGCAAGGAACCGGCGAATACAAGAAGAATTCACTGGGTATAATATACGCTCTTTAGCAAAAAAACATCATATCTCAATTCGAAGAGTGCAGCAGATAGTAAAGGATATAAAACCAAAAGATAAAGGGAAGAAATCAGCAGATAGAAGACTAATCCAGCCGTCTCTTTTCGATATTTAACGCGAAACAAATTAAAGAAATATTTCAGTAGAAATGCACAATTCAAAAATGATATATTCCGGCTATGGCCGGTTTTTGTTTTTAGGCCAAAATTAAAGGAGTGATTGTAAATGTGGGAGCAATTAAACGCACAATTTAATGACACATTGGTGAGTGTAGCCGCTGGGTTGTTGGCCCTGGCCGGGGCCGCCGCATCATACTACCTCAAAAGGGGGGCAGACAAGCTAAAAGCCGAAACCAGCCGTATCCAAGACCAGACTCAGGCACAATTGATGTGGCAGGCTATTGACCGGCTGGAAGATACGGCGGAAAAGGTTGTAGCTAAAACAGAGCAGACCGTGGCCGAAGAATTGCGCCAGGCTGTAAAAAATGGCAAGGCGGACCGTTCTAAGCTTGTGGCCTTGGGAGAAAAAGCTTGTAATGAAATTCTCCAAACAATGGAGCCGGATGTTGTTAATGTCCTACGGGCAAACCTGGGAGATTTGAAGACATACGTTTTGAGTACGGTTGAGGCTCAAGTAAAGCGCATGAAAGAAGCAAAAGAAAACTTAAGGGGGTAGTGGCTTAATGGATGGAGCTGCCCAAGCTCTTCCCCCTTCCCTGCTATTTCCTGCGCTATTAATTCTTATCTCAATATTATCAGCGGCGGTTGGGATAATCGGATATTTTTTAAAAGACATCAAGGTGATGCAAAAAGAGAAGGATGACAAGCAAGACAAGGCCATCCAGGACGTGAAAGACGAGTTGGCTGATTTTAAAGCCCAAATGCCCCATGTTTATGTTATGAGAGATGATTATGTTCGCGAAATATCCAGCCTGAATCTGAAGATGGATCGTGTAATTCGTGAGGTAAGCGGCCTGGCTAAGATTTTTAGAAAAACCGGTGGAGGCGATGACGAATGATAATAAGCCAAAGTAAAGAACTTCGCGGGTTTGTTTTAAATATGTGCAAGGTCAATTACCCTCATGGCTGCAGCGAACAATTAATTCAGACGACTGCTGAACAAAACCAGTTTGACGTAAGCACGGGACTTATAGCCGGGCATATTGAGTACCTGGAAGAGAAAGGGTATGTCCGGGTGGATGAGATTAAAAATAATCGGCTCAAAATAGTGCGCAAAATGGTCTACATTACAGCCAAGGGAATTGACTTGCTGGAAGGCAACATTCCGGAGGATCCCGGGGTACTGACGATACCGGAGGAGTAGTAATATGTCACGCCGTAAGCACCACAAGGTGGCAACACTGCCGCCTGAAATCGTGGAAGCTGTCAATGATATGCTGGTCAAAGGGCATACCTATCAACAGATAGTAAACTATTTGGGCCAAATGGGCACACCCGTATCTATAGCTTCTGTTGGTAGGTATAGCAAAGACTTTTTAACAAAATTTGAACGACTTAGGCAGATCAGAGATCAGGCGAAGGCTATCGTGGATAGCAATGAAGACACTCCGGGAACGCAATTGGCAGAGGCCACAAGCGAACTGGCGCTATCCATGATTATGGAAACATTAACGTCTCTTGATAATCTCCAGGGGGAAAAAGTAACAGAACTTCTCAAGGTGCTCCCTAAGCTGGCCGATGCGTCTACAAAGCGCGAAGCCCTGAAGCTGCAATTCAACAAGGGTGTTGAAGCGGCATCCGTGAGGATAAAGGAAGCACTGAGGAAGGAACTGGAGGCGGACCCGGAGCTCATGCAACGGGTTATTGAGTTGGTGGAGCAGTCAAAAGAACAGGCGTTTAATCAGGGGAAGTGATGGTTTGGGCATTCTGAAAGAATTGGTGGGGGAAAGTCAGAAAGGGCTTGATTTTCAGGAATATTGTTATCAGCATATTATCCTCGACGACAAAACTCCATACAACGTCCTAAACCGTTCCTTCATGAAGGAGATTGTTGAGGCCGTCTTTTCTCACCCGCATATAACCATTTCAAAAGGCGCTCAAACAGGCTTTAGCACTCTGTTCCTTGCCCATGGGTTATACATGGTGGATATCCTAGGAGCCAACTTAATATATTATCTCCCCACTGATAAGATGGCTGTCAGGTTCGGCCAGACCCGCTTTGACCCATATGTGCAACGAAGTAAATACATTCAGTCCCGGCTCATGGGCACAGACCAGGCCGGGCTTAAACAAATTGGAACCCATTTCTTTTACATGTTGGGCTTGGTGAGTAAAACTGGAGCAATTTCCATCCCTGCCGATGAAGTCCTCTTTGACGAAGTAGCCTTAATCAATAGGGAGAACATGGAGCTGGCGCAAGACAGGATCCTGGCCTCTAAGTTGGGCTGGCAGCGATATTTCAGCGCTCCGCTTTTTGAAGAGGACGGGATAGATGAGCTGTATCGCGAAAGTGATATGCGGAAATGGTTGGTCATATGTAAAGGCTGCAGGCGTGAGTCAATAGTCGAGGAAGAATTCCCCGATAATGTGCGCGATGAGCGCAAGAAAAAAGGCAAAATCTATCTGGCATGCCCCAAGTGTGAAAAGCCCCTGGATGTGGACAATGCCGGCTGGGTACCCGAACACCCCGAGCGCACCCAAAGAGGCTATAGGGCACCGCAGCTGATTATTAAGAACACGCGCCTGGATCTTATCTGGGACAGGTGGCTGAAGGTTCAGGGGAAACCGGCAAAGCTGGCACGCTTCAGGCGTTCTGTATTGGGCATAGCGGACAGCGGCAACATGCAGCCAATTACCGGAAAAGTGCTGGAATTGGTAGAGGCAAGCAGTAATTACCACTTCCAGGACAGGTCAGATGAAGTCTGCGCGATGGGAATAGACATGGGCGACCGCGCCCATGCCGCTGTCGTGGCCCCCCTGGGAGAGGAAGGATTCCGGATTATCGCCGCTTTTCACGTTGACGTCGAAGACCTGCTTAATTTAATACCGGTATGGGAAGAAGCATATAACCTGGGGGCGTTAATAATCGACGCCATGCCCTATAAAACTGAATCAAAGCGGGTTGTAAGGGCTCTGAAAGAAGCCGTGGGTTTTATTCAGTATTTCAAATCCACCTACAAGGAAACAACCGAGGGAGAAGATGAGAAAGAGGTTAGGGTTATTCACGTTGACCGTGATGAATCCTTGGATGACACCACATCGCTTTTCTCAATCAATCCTCCCCAGGCGCTGCTATTCAAACCCAGGAACACCGATGAAGAAAAAGCTCTTGATGAGGTAAAGCGGCACCTGAAAAAGCTTGTAAAGGAAGAAACAGCAGGCCCTGACGGACAGAAGAAGATTTCATACAAAAAGAACGTTGAAAACCACTACGGTATGGCGATTAACTCAGCCAGAATTGCCCTTGTGTTCAGAAAGATTAGATATGCTGGGCGGGGCCTAACCGGAATCACCGTTGTTGGACGCAATGCGGTTGCTGATATTAACTGGTAACACTGGTAACGGAGGACTTATAAAATGTCAGAAGCTTACCGGCCTGCGGTCGGGCAAATCGGAAGCCAGCTAAATACCACGTTTTCCCTCTTTGACGGCGCGGTTATTAACCCCGATGCCGCCCTGGTGCCGGAGTATGAAAGGATGCTGGATACGGATGAAACCGTCAGCGCGTCATTCTATTTTCTCACCCTCTGCGTTATCAGTTTTTTGGGGGAATATAACCATCCTGACAAGCCGGAAATAACACAATTTGTCATGGACTGCTTTGAAGAGATGGAGGGCAGCTTGGCTCCGGCCTGCGAGGACATTCTTTCATCGGTTTGGGCTGGGTATTCAGTAACCGAGATTATTTGGAAGGCTGTGGGCACTAGGCTGATGCTGGACTACCTGGCAACCTATCACCCGTCAACTATTACATTTGACGTTACTGAGCGGGGACGGCTGAAAAACATTCAACAGCTCACGGTTTTTAATGCTATCGGGGCGGATTTGCCGCCTGAAAAATGTATTGTGTTCTCCTACCGGAAGAGGTTTGGCAATCACTATGGCAAGAGTGCCTTTAAACCCGTGCGGAAAAACTGGCTCCTGAAAGATGCTTTTCTAAAAATGTGGGCCAGAGCTGCGGACAAGTTCGGCACTCCCCTGCTGGTGGCCATCGTTCCGGACGGCACCATTAAGGATCCGGAAAGCGGCGAAGATATTGACCAGCTTCAATATGCCACAAAAATGCTGGCTAACGTTCAAAGCGGCACGGCCCTTGCCCTGTCATCCAAAGGAGGGGGCGGCACCGGTTCCGGCCAGGTGCCTGATGTTAAAGCTCTGGTCGCTGGAGGATCCGGTGTTGGGGATACCTTTGAAAGCGCCATGGGATACTTCAATAAAATGATTAGCCGTGGGTTGCTGGTGCCCTCCCTGGTTTTCGACGAAGGTGCGAGATCCGGCAGCCTGGCTCTTGGGACATCCCACTTTTTCGGCTTCCTGCTCATGGCCAGGGCGATATTTGTTCAGCTTAAAGAGGTGCTTTTAGATCAATTCATTTGCAGGTTAATTGAGTACAACTTTGGCAAGCAAAAGAACTGGGGAGACTTCCAGGAACGGCCCCCCAGCGCCGAAGAGTTAAAGCTGTGGACAGAGATTTTCGACGGCCTTACCAGGTCAGGAACCTTTGACCCGGCAATTGAAGAAGATTTTCGTTATGCCAGGGCAAAGATGGGGCTGCCGGACAGAGCTCCCAATAATAGCTTAAAGGTCAAGGCAGCTTATGAAAGATATAAAAGGGCCGGTGAGTAGCTTGAATCAACAGGCAATGTTTAGACAACTGGATGCTGCAGAGGAAAAGCTGCTCTCCAAATGGGATTCCTGGCTGAATGCATCTTTTAAGACAATCCCCTGGAGTGACATCGAGAGAGCTGCCAGGTCCGGATCCAGGCCGGGGGTTCTTAGCCGGCTCCCTCCCATTATCGTTCCGGATGCCGGCTCTCTTGCGGGGATGTTGGCGGACCATGGCGCTGAAATGGTGGCTGCCGGCCAGGCCCACGGTGACCTGCTGGTCGAGGAACTTCACCGCAAGTTCAGAAATAGAAAGCTCTCAGAAAGGTTTTTGGAGCTGCCGCCCATTATGCCGGTTGAAATTATTCTTCCGGCGCAGGATGACGATATAACTGCAATCACATATGGAACAAGGAAGTTTGCGGACTTGCCCGGGTTTGATTTTGAATATGATGAAGACCCGAAGGTTATTCCGGAGAAGGCCATAGGCGCGATGGAGGCCAGGGCCATGGTACTGGCCGGTGATGTGGAGGCCGACCTGGTTGCCCAAGTAAAAAAAGCCATGGTTAGGTTTCTGGCCGGAACCAGCAGGCTGCAGACGGAGAACGCCCTGAAGGACATTTTGAAATCTTCCTGGGACAGGGCTAGTAACATAGCCACCACTGAGAGCACCTATTCATATAACCGTGGCCGGCTGGCCAGCTTTGCAGAAAATAGGGTTGATTATGTTCAGTTTTCCGCTGTGAACGACTCCAGAACCTCTCCACAGTGCAGAAGCAGGCACGGGCGTGTTATGAGGCTTGATGACCCCGCCCTTCCGGGAAACACTCCCCCGCTGCATGGGAGGTGTAGGTCGGTGCTTGTCCCGCTGTATTCGGCTTATCAAGGCGACTTGATAACTCCCGAAAGGCTTGACTGGAGCTTAGCGGCACCGCTGCCGAAAGGTTGGAAGAGCGCGGCATAAATAGTTTTAAGGGTTGGTGATTCGCAATGGCAGACTCAAACGAGGGAAGGCTTAAAATCCCCATATTCAGGATAGGCAGCTGGAAGCATCCTGCATACGGGGTAATTGAGGGTACCCAGGATAAATTTAACGGTTTTATTGAGAATTTCCGTAAGAATGTACTGGGCCGCCCTCCGTTTGTGCGCCTGGGACATACGAAGGATAATGCGGCTACCTTTGGAGATGCGCCCGCAGAAGCGTGGGTGTCGGAACTGATGCAGGAAGGCAACGTTTTGTACGCACTGGCCTGGCCAACAAATTCCAGCATTGTGGAAGCGGTAAAGAATAAGCGGTACCGCTTCGCCAGTCCGGAGTACAACCCCGATTACCTTGACAAGGAAACCGGTAATAAGGTGGGGCCGGTCCTGGAGGCTGTCGGGTTGACTAACGAGCCTTTTTTAACCCGGCTTCCGGAAACGGTAATGCTGGCTGACCCGCCTGACACTATATATCTTGATCATGAGGAGGTTTTTAAAATGCCTGAAAACAACGATGCCATTAAGAAGCTGGCCGAAGGATTCGTTAAATTTTTTGACTTTCTGAAGCTGGGAAGCGCGGCAAATGCGGTATCCGCTGGATTGAGCGACGATGAGAAAAAGAAGCTTGCGGAAGTGGATGAGATGAAGGTCAAATTAGCCAGCGCAGAGCAACAACTGAAGGAAACTCAGTCAAAGGTGTCCCTGGCGGAACAAAACGCCTGGGCAAGTCAGGTGGAGGCGCGTTTAACCACTTTGGTTGCCGCTGGTGTTCCCCCGGCGATGTGCGACCAGGCAAAAACAATCCTGCTGGCCAACGCCGCCATGGGCACCACCATAATTAAGCTGGCCGACAACAAGGAAATTACAATGGCGGAACAGGTATACGCCACCCTGGACGCGCTGCCTAAAGAGCATAGGATCCAGCTGTCTCAGATGGGAGCGCAGTCCAGCACCAAGCCCGGCCAGGCAACGGTCAAGGAATGCTATGGTGACGTTGTGCCCCAGTTGAGTGACAAGTGATCTGTTATCCAGGTGTTACTTTGGTGTTATTAAGCGTTACAGCGGCGTTACTAAGTGTTACTTAAAAAAGTAGGTCCAAATACCTTTCAAGGGATGTGCTTTTGTCAGAAGGCAAATAAAAGCGTCTGAGAAGCATTTTAAAATAATTACGACAACCAATAAATGGTTCTAATAATCATCTTAAAGAGGCAAAAAACCTTCTAAGCCTTGGGAATAAAGGAAGTAACGCCTATAACACCATGGTGTTAGAAAAGTGTTACCTAAGCGTTATCGACTGTTATTGAACTGTTACCAACGTTATGGAGCCATTTCAAGCAATATTAAAGGAGTGGATAGAATGCCTATTGAGGATATTACTGCCCTTGGCACGACGGTTCTGACCGACTTGGCGAGAACTTTTGAAAACCATAAATCAAATGTCGGTGTATTTCTTCCTCCCCGGGAAGTCCCGGCGGCAAAAGTTGAGACGGAAAGAATATACGGCGGCGTGGGTATGGCCCCGACCGTAACCCCTGGCCAACCTGATGTGTTCGGAGAAAATTCGAAATTTGAAAAGACGGCTGTTGATCCGGTATTCAGCCGTGAGTCGTTCAGCGTTGATACCAATACCCTGAACAGTCTGCGCATGCCCGGAACCCTGAATGAGAAATATGGCCGCCAGTATGTTGCCGACGAAATGAAACGCTATGTTGCCCGGAATGACTTGCTTTTCGACTTTTTGAAAACGCAGATGCTGCAGGGCGGCGTGGATTATACCGACCCCCGGACCAACAAACGGACGCAGCTGAGTGCCGGCATCCCGGCCAGCCACATAATAACGGACGTCCCCACCACCGACTGGGATGATTCCGATGCGCCTGTTATCGATGACCTGGAGGAAATAAAGCTGCTGATAAAAGATGACGGCAAGGTTTCCCCTACTCATATAATGATGAATTCCATACGCCGCTCCAAGTTGTCCCGGAACAAACAGGTCCTGGCCCGGGGTGAATCGGCCAGGGATACAGGATTTGTGGTATTCAAGGATGGGGAGCTTGCCAGGATTTCCGGGCTGGAGATTGTGGTGCAGGATACCGTGTACGAAGCCTTAAGCCCAGCAAGCGTGCCCACCGCCACAATAACCATTACCGAGGCCGAGCCCGCTGAAGGGGATAACATTTATATTACGGCTGGCGGCGTAAAAACCGGAACATATACAGCGGTGGCCGGCGAAACAGCTCAAAACGTTGCAGCGAACCTGTCCAATTTTGTCAACGGCAATCCTGCCATTCCGGTTGTGGCCACCGTGGCCGGGGCGGTGATTACCCTGACGCCCAAATATCATTTGCAGAACCAGAGCTTGGCCATTTCCACTACGGGAAATATAACCGCCACTGTGGCCGGCTCCCCTCTTGCCGTCTCCAGCAGCGGCCTGGTAAAAGCCGTAACCAAGATGGTGCCTGACCACAAAATTGTGGTTGCCTGCCAGTCTTTCGGCGGCGACCCCCTGGGGCGCACCGACTACGTCATGGGAGAACACCCCCAGGGCAAGCCGGGTATTTGGAGCCGGGCGGCTGACACGGTACCGCCTGCGGCCCCCGGGGTGCTGGTCCAGGTTGGCCGGGCCGGCATGCCCTACCTGCTGCACCCGGACTGGGTAGTGGTCAGGGACGTTGCCGAGGCGTCATAATACAACTTTGTGAGGTGATAGGCAGCGGCTCTAAAAATAAGAGCCGCTGCCGCCTATATGTACTGTGCCGCTGAAAAACTGCGGGAAACGAACGAACTGCTGGCTGATGCCGAAATGTTTCCCGATGAAAAGATTACGCCTGCAATAACCAAAGCGCAGGCCAGAATTGACACTGTGCTTTCCAAACGGTACAAAACACCGCTTGCGGCTCCGGTTCCCGGAATCATTGAATCCATCACCCAGGACATGGCTGTGGGGTTCGTGCTGGCGGATAACTTCGCCAGCCGGCCAAGCCAGGAGTTGATCAGTCTTAGTAATCAGTATCTGAAACGGGCGGAAGCCGACCTGTTGAACGCCGTGAATGAAATGCTCCTGGACGGACTCCCCGGCATTGAACTGACACAAAACCCGAATTCCACCGGACAGCCGGCCATGAGAACCACAACCCCCGGTAAAAGCCCGGTGGAGGCGATGTTGGGACAATGGTAAAGCTGTACATAAAGGAAAAAGGGCTGGATACGGTTGCGAATGTGATTGCCAGCATGGCGGCCCGGGGCAATAATACCAAACCCCTAATGGGGCGCATCAGCAATATCATGCTCTTGTCCGTAGCCAGAAACTTTGAAGCCGAGGGACGGCCCACGAAGTGGAAACCCCTTTCCCCTCTTACCCAGGAGATATACAGCGGCAGGCTGTTGGATAGGCTTAAAGCCACAGCCGGGTATCAAAAGATAAAAAAAGATGCGACCAGAGAGCGGCGGGAATCGGCGTATATTCAAAAGCACGGCAGTAAACTGCTGCAGCAGTCAGGAGACTTGAGAAAGTCAATAGTAATCGGGAAAATCACCAGGGAAAGCGCCGAAGTCGGTTCTCCCCTGGTATATGCGAGGATTCACGCTTTGGGCGGGGTCATAAGACCAAAGACCAAAAGATCTTTATTAATTCCCCTCGGCTCCGGGAAATATCTGAGGGTTACGAAAGTAACAATTCCGGCAAGAAATTACCTCGAACTCCAGGATGAGGACGGGGTTACCATAATGATGGCTACAAAGGATTACCTGCTGGAGGCTGCATATGAACGGTCCTGAACTGATTGACTTGGTTCACGATATCCTGAGAGATTCCACAGAGCTATCCGAAATTAAGGATTGGAAAAAGGTTACCGGGCTGATTACCCTGAAGGCTCCCGGGTGCAGCATTGGCATTGACAAAGAGGAATTCGACGAATACACCCGGGATTTGGATGAGGTTACGGCCCATATGCGTTTGGTTCTGTGGGTCAAGCACACGGATCCTATCGTGGGTGAGGCTCAAATACGACTATACGCCCAAGCTTGCAGGCTGATATTAACTTCAAGCAGGACTCTGGGCGGCGCGGTGGATGACAGCTTTGTTAAAAGTATTGAATATGCGACCGCTGATGCCGAGAAAAGCCTTATTCAGCACCTGGCGGAAATTGATTACCGGGTTACCTATTATTCCGAAAGAACCCTGCCGGAGGAGTTAAACCCGGTTGAATCCGTCAATAACGACTTTGATTAAATGTAAAAATATCAGAAAGTGGTGAAAAAATATGGCTCGGGAGTACATCACCCCCAGGGTGTCGATTGATGAGAGCGATGTGGGGCCACGGCCAACGCCGTCAGTGAGCCTTTCAAGAATCGGCATTGTGGGCACCTTTTCCCGGGGACCGGTAAATGAGCCGGTTCTTGTGGGTTCTCTTGACCAGCTTGTGACCACATTTGGAGAGCATAAGGACGGCCTGACCGGGTACCTGTCCATGCTGGGGGCTCTGGCCCAGGGGGCCAATGATTTTTATGTTATTCGGACAGGCGGGTCATCTATTGCCAGCGCCTCAAAAACACTCCAGGATTCCACACCGGCCAATTCCGTGGTGATTGTGGCAAATACCCCCGGCAGTTGGGCGAATGACCTTAAGGTGGCTGTGGCCTCCGGCACCACCGGAGGCACCTTCAAGCTGATAATAACCTACGGCACCCAGCAGGAAACCTTTGATAATCTGACCCTGGATAACGTTGCATCCAAAGTGTCGTCACAGTTTGTTTCCGCCGCAAAAGTTTCAGGCGCCACAAATATCCCGGCTAACCTTTCCTCCACCCCACTTGCCGGAGGGGATGACGGCGTAACAACAACGGATGCGGATTATGTTGGCACCATTGATGTAAACGGGAACAGGTCCGGATTAAAGGTGCTGGAGACTGTCCGCTGCGCCATTGTTATATGCGCCCAACAGTACAGCACTACAATCAGAAATGCCCTGCTTACGCACTGCGCCAATATGACAATAGACTTCGGTCTGAGAATGGCAGTATTAAATATCAATAAAGGCGTCACACCAACCCAGGCCGTGGCGGAAACAGCGGCCATGGACAGTATGCGCGGCATACTCACGTACCCCTGGGTGGAACTCAGCGACCTGGCCGGCGACCTGGTTGCCCCGGACGGTATTTACGCCGGGCGGCTTTCGGTTCTGGATGCAGCCGCATCGCCCAGCAACAAATTCATAACGGGGATAAACAAAACGGAGCGGTTTCTGGCCGGCGCGGAGCTCAACGCTCTGACCCAGGCGAGAGTAAGCCCCATATCACTGGTTGAGGGCAGGGGGTTTCGGTTCCGGAACGGGGTCACCCTCTCCAGTGACCCGGCCTGGGCGCAGACAAATATTCGCCGGCAATTTGACCAGTTGGAAATGGAGATTTATGGTGCCACCCAGTGGGCAATCAGCGAAAACAACACGGAAAAGCTCCGGGAAGCCATGGCGGCGCAGATTGACAATTACCTGGTGGGTAAGAAAATGCGCGGGGAAATATATGATTTCAAGCCTACCATTTGCGACGACACCAACAATACCCCCGAAACTATCCAGGCCAGGATCCTGAATACCACCATCAGGGTGCGCCCCCTGTATGCCGCCGACTACATCGACCACAGGATTCAGCGCCTGGTCGGAAACGAGGAGTGATAAGCTTGTACAGGGTTAAGGACGGCTGCCCCGGATGCGGGGCCTGCACCGCTGCCTGCCCGGTGGGGGCCATTGCCCAAGGCCCCGGCCTGGCGGTGACAATCGGCTCGGATTGCGTCAGCTGCGGGGTGTGTAAAAGAGTTTGCCCCATAGGGCTTATAGAAAAATCCCCGGAGGAGGATTCTGATGAAAAAACCGATTCAGGGCTTTGATGTGAGCGTCCAGGTGATAGGCTCCGGCGGGCCGGAGCTTGCCGGGGAATATCAGGAAGCTGAGTTCTCCGTAAAAAATGAATTGGAAGAGTACCTTGAACTGGGGGAAAGGATAGCCCAGCTCTTGGACGGAGAAGTGAAAATTGAAGGGAAACTTAAAAAGGGATGGATGTCTCTAAACGTGGTGGAGTCTGCTTTTGGTTCCGGTACTCTGCGCCGGGGGGAGAGGCTGCCGGCAAGCCCCCGGTTTGTAATCACCTTTAGCATAAAGGCGAAAGAAAAAGGTCTTTCCGGACGCTATAAGTTTGAACAGGCAATTTTCCCAGAGCTTTCAATCAGCATTGCTGCCGGTAAAGGTGTTGTAAAAAAAGATTTGTCCTTCCGGGCGGAGGGACTTACGGAAGCCTGAGCACTGATTTAAAACAAAGTGTTAACGAGGAGGTAACAAAATGGCTCAAACTAAAATGGTTTACGGTCCTCTGGAACTGCCCAGCGGCGCACAAATCAAATTCCGCGCCCCTCTCGGTCTTGACCGTACCAATGTGCTGCAAATGACTGAAATATCCAGGGATAGCGCCATATCTGACGCCATGCTGGTGGATGATTATGTTGCGGCGAAGTGTGTGACTGAGGTGGACGGGAAACAGACTGACGGGGATTATAAGCGGCTAATGAATGACTGGCCGCAGCAAGATATAATGTTTTACCGGGTGGTTTTCGAAAGCATGTTTGGGATAAATGAGGATGCAATGAACCGGGCCAAGGAGGCGGCAGCTTTTTTGCTGAAAGGGCAGACCTATACCGGTGGATCCAGCTCGGCAAGCACGGTGTAAGTTTTGAGTCATGGCTGGCCAGGACCGATGTTGAACGGGAAGCGATATGGCTGGCGTTTGAGTGGATGGCGGAACAAATAAATGATGAAACCCCAGGGGATTGAGCCCCTGGGGTTTCAATGAAGTTAATCTGTTCCATTTTTTTGTTTAAGTTTGGCTTTGTTGTAGCTCTCATTGATGGCAAAAAAAGCTATTACGGAATTACCTATAAACCATATCCATAGAGGACCGCCAAAAAAGTTACTGCCAATGGATGAAAGTATGTATACAAGGAAAATGGCTACCGGTATTCCGACCAATAGATACAAACCTAAATTTAAAAGATTATTAATTAAGCTAAACATACATTATCACCTCGTTCAAAGTTTACACAATTCACCAAAAATAGTAAAGGGTGAATTTGATGCCCTCAAATAAAAGCTTTACCGTGGCGCTGGTGCTTACGGCGGTTAATTCCATGTCATCAGTGATGAATCAGTCGAAAGATAATCTGCGCCAATACAGCAATCAGGTACGCCAGACAGCTGGGGAGGTCAGCCGCTACAATCAGCAAATGCAGAACCTTCAGAGCAGTATGGAGAAATACCATCAAATTAGGGATAGCGGGGCTAGAGACATCCAGGCCGGTGCAATGATGCTGGTGCCGGTTGAAGAAACGTTGAGGCATGCGGCTAACTTTCAAGGGGCCATGAAAAAGGTTGAAAATGCCCTTTATGACAGTTCAATCCCTCTTCAAAAACAGAAAGAAATGTTGGCAGAACTTGAAAAACAGTCTGAGAAACTGGGAACCGTAACCACATTTAACAATCTTGAAGCCGCGCAAGCACAGTTAATGCTATTCCGAAACGGTATGGAATATAAAGACGTGCTGGAGGGCGGGGCCACAGCGGCCATGTACCTGGCACAAACTGCCGAAACCGCCCCGATGGCTGCGGCGGATGCTGTTTCGGAAATCACCAATATGTTTCAGTTGCAGGGTAATCAACTGCTGCAGGTGGCGGATGATGTAAACAGGGCGGCGAACGCATCCAGCGCCGGAGTGGAGAACATCATGCATGACTTGCAGCAGACCGGTATGTCAGCCCACACCTTGGGATTGGAAGTAAAGGAAACAACGCTTTTACTTGGCACTTTGCACAACATGGGCCTGGGAGATGCGTCTGGAACCTATTTGAACGATATGCTGATTAATTTGGACAAGGTAACACCCAAGGCAAGGAAAGCTTTGCAGTCCATGGGCTGGCTCGAAGGTGCTACAGTGAAAACACTGAAGTCCGGAAATGTCAAAATCAGCGGCGGCACCAATTCCCTTTTCGATGAGAATGGGCAAATCAGAAGTGCCGAGTTAATGGTACAAAAGCTTAGGCAGGTTCTATACAATAACTCCGGGTTAAAGCCTGAAGAAATGCGGGATAAGAAAGGAAATCTACTGCCCCAAGAGGAAATTGAACGGCTCCTTCAAGCAAAGAATAAACTGGAAGCCTTACAGAATCTTAAGGATGTTTTTGGAATACAGGGCATGCGTGCGGCCATCGGCCTTGCTACCCCCGGCAAAGGCAGCTATGAGGAAATGGTGGAAAAAGCCGAGAGGGCAAAGAGCATACAGGACCAGGTGCTGGAGTGGCAGGATACTTTGCTTGGGAGGGTTGAAACGCTTAAGGGTAGCTGGGAAACCCTAATGACGCAAACGGGAAGCCCTTTAACAAATGAGGTTGGTGGTATTGTAAAGGATATAACTAATTTAATGAACTCTTTAGGTAAATGGGCTAATGCAAATCCTCAATTAGCTGCTGGGATTATAAGAATAGTTGGTTATATGGCAGCTGGCCGAATCATTTTTGGTGGACTCAAATTTATGCTTGGAGGGACCGGTGTAGCAATTAATGGTATCGCTGGTTTTCTGCTGAAAGCTGGCGGCAGCGCTAAAGGTTTTTATGATGCATTTAAGTATTTTCGCCAAGGAGCAGGCATATTCAGGTCTTTATGGTCAGCTGTAGCATTCGGTAATCCAACAATGGCGCGGATAATATCAACAGTAGGGCGTTTCGGAGGCCGGCTCCTATGGTTGGGCACCCAGGGGCTTGTTATGGGTGCAAAACTGGCTTGGGGTTGGATAATCGGGTTGGGGCCGGTAGGCTGGGTGATCGGAGGCGTTACCCTGGCCGTTATCGCCGGAATTGCGGCCTGGAAAACAAACTTTGGCGGCTTTCGGGATTTCGTCTTGGGCGTCGTTGAAACTGTTGTCCGGGCAATAAACAGGGTGCGATCCTTCCTGGGAATGTCGTTGATAGAATTGGACTTTATGAAAAAAGGCGCTGGCGACTTCAAAATGGCCGAATACGAAAAGCCACCGGTGGTCAAAGGCGGGGGCATGGCAAATGATAACAGGCAATATAACATAAACATAAAAAGCACGGACCCGAAACAAGCGGCAGCGGAAGTAAGTAAAGTTACGGGCGGAATGGATAAATATCAAATGTCCAGGGATCCCCGGCTGGGTGACCCGGCTTTTTCCATGTAACGGGGTGATAATATGGCTGAAACGGTTGTGCTGGGCGGTATTACCGTTACCCCCGGCCCGCGGGGGCAAATAAACTATTCAAACCCCCGGGCAATCGCTAAAATAGATATTCCTGGGGCCGCCCCGACATACCAGGACATGGGGGCTGATGAAACCATCATATCCTGGACCGGCGTTTTTATTGACGATAATGCTTATGCCCGGGCCGTAGAAATTGAAAACATGAAGAATGCCGGGCAGCCAGTGGCCCTCCAGGTGGGAATATATGCGGAAATCAGCAAGAATGTGCGCATACGGAAATTTGACTGGGATCTGCTCCGGCAGAACCGGGTAAACTATAGCATTGAGCTTGTGGTGGACACAGTGAGTCCAACCCCGTCCAAAGTATTGCAGCAGGCACCTGCGCAGTCCGGCTCATCGGGAACAACGGTCCAAACGCAGCCCCAGGGGAAAACCTACACCGTCAAACAGGGGGATACCCTTTGGGCGCTGGCACAAAAAAACCTGGGCAATGGAACGAGGTGGCGGGAAATAGCCTCGGCAAATAAAATTCTGGATCCAAGCAAATTGCAGGTTGGGCAAAAAATAGTAATTTCGGGGTGATGATATGGAAGCGCCCAGGGCAGCTGTAGAAGTCGCCGGGGTTGACGTGCGCTGGACGGACCTGGTTGATCTTGAATTTGAAAACACCTTATACCTTGCGGCGGACAGTTTTGAAGCAACCTTTAAAAATGAGCTTTTGTTATCTGACTGGTTGAGAAAGCGCCAGGAAGTGAAGCTGTACCTGGGATACGTCAAAGACCCGAATAACTGGACAAAAAACGATTTGTCTCATATGTTTACCGGAACGGTGGACGGGCTGAAGGCAAACTTTGGCAATGGCACCACCGTAAAAATAATATGCCGGGACTATTCGGCTCCGATGATAGACACCGAATATTCAGTGGCCTATGCGCAGCGGACTTCCAGCCAACTGGCAGCCCTGTTCGGGAAAAAATACGGCTTAAAACCGGTTGTCACTGCCACAACCGTTATTGTGGATAAGGAGCTGTATGAAAACAAAAAAGAATGGGAAGTGCTGCAGGCCCTGGCGGACCTGGAGGGTTTCGTTTGCTATGTCACCCGCGAGAAAGAATTGTATTTCGGTCCCCGGAAGGAAGATGACGAAAACATAGTCAGCACGTTATATTACCGGGTACCCGGCCAGGCAAATTGCGAAATAGAATTCGATGACTCGGAAATCGGAGTAATCAATAAAGTTACCATACGGCACTGGATGGGCAAAAACAAAAGGCTTATAGAAGCCTCGGCGGTTAACCAAAGCCTTTTAAAGGCTATGGGCGGCCAGGTGAAGGAACGGGTTATCTATGAAAGCAAGGCCAAAACTGTAGCCCTGGCCCAGCAATTCGCGGACAGAAAATTAAAGGAGTTGTCCCGGTCGGTTGTTACCGGTACCGGCAGAACCTTCGGAAACCCGCTTTTGATAGCGGAAAAGCGTGTGGAAACAAAAGGCTTCGGGCGTCTTGAAGGGGCTTATTATATTGAAAAAGCACGTCATAGTTACAGCAAATCCGGTGGATACACAACCACGTTTGATATAACGAACCTGCGGCCCGATAATGCCCAGCAGTACCGGCAAGACCTATACGATAACAATGCGAAGGTGATTTAAAAGTGCCTCAGATGATGTACCCACAAGCAGGGATAGTAACGTCGCTCCGGACGGATCCGGACAATCCTGATGGGAAAGAGGCTAAAGTTTTTATCCCGCTGATGAAACTGGAGACTGATTGGATCCGGGTGGCGGCAAATCTGGTATATGAAGAAAAAGCCGAACTGGAGAGGCCCGTAATAACAGCCGACCCGTCAAGCACCATCCAGCACCCGCCAAAGGAAAGCCCTCCCCCCTCTACCCTTTTCACTGACATAAACGGCCACGCCGGCACGGTGAAAAAAGTAACCTGGGGGACTTTACGAACAGGCGATGAGGTAATTGTGGTCTTCCTGGCCGGCGACATCAATCAGGGGGTCATAGTGGCAAGGATGTGATAATGTGGATAATCCCAAGTTGGGTGTTGACATGGCGTTTAAGGATGACCTTGTGATATCAAACCAGGGTGATATCCAGCTAACCGCCGATGCTGCAAATGTAAAAAGCGCGGTAATACGCCGTTTGAATACACCGGTGGGCGAACTGCTTTTCCACCCGGGATATGGAAACCCCCTATATGATATTTTGTCGGACATCATGACGGAAAGCTGGAAAGGAAAGGCGATAACTGCCATTCGCCAGTGTCTTGCCCAGGAGCCGCGAATTTCCGTTGATACGGTCAGTGTTGAGATTTTTCCGGAGGATAGAATTGCACGGTTCACCATTGCCTATAAGCTGCTTGATGACCCGCGAAGCGATAATGTTGTATGGGAGGCAAGCCTTCTGTGAGTATCCCGGAATTTAAGAACTTTGATCAAATACTGCAAGAAATGATTGATTTGCTCATTGAAAAGGGGACAAAACTTTCGGATCTCAACCCTAATTCAATATTGCGGACATTTTTTGAAGTTGCGGCAGCTAAAATCGATGAAAGCTACTACACGGCTGAACAGGTGTTAAATCTGTTTTTCGCTGCAACAACAACGGGAAGCTATCTTGATATGCGCGCTGCGGAACGTGGTCTAAGCAGGAACCAGGGGCAAAAGGCATCGGGAAATATATCATGCAGCCGGAGCACGCCGGCACCAATATCTGAACTTATCCCGGCAGGAACCATGTTTGCGACCGAGGACGGCCTGGTGGAATTGCAAAGCACTACAGATGTCGCCTTCTCCGCTGGCTCAACCTCTGTACAGGTTTCCGTGGTGGCCACTGAAGTGGGTGCTGCCGGGAACCTCCAGGAGGGTGTGGCCCTAAAGCAAGTCGGCATTGCGGTTAGTCTGATTGAGACAATATCCGTAGCCTCCCCGGGGCTTAAAAACGGCGTGGATGTTGAGACGGATGATGAACTCCGGGAACGTTACCTGGCATACCTGCGGGCACCAGGCACATCCGGAAACAAAGCAGATTATGTAAAATGGGCGCTGGAGGTTGATGGTGTCGGTGGAGTGCAGGTTATACCGCTCTGGTCCGGGCGCGGGACGGTAAAAATAATCGTTTTGGATGGCGATAAAAACCCGGCCTCACAAGAGCTTGTTGATGCAGTTCAGGCATATATTGCCCCTGACCCGGGGCAGGGCGAAGGCAAGGCTCCTATTGGGGCAACTGTAACGGTGGTGCCGGCCACTTCTGTGGCGGTTGACATTGCCGCGACGATTATAACTGACGGCACCAGAACGATTGAAGAAATTCAAACAGATTTTATGCCGGCGCTGATTGGTTATTTGAAAAGCATTGCCTTTTCTGGTGATACCGTGGTCAGATATTCAAGGATTGGGACAATGATTCTTGATACTGTAGGGGTTATTGATTACTCCGACCTGCTTGTCAATGAGGGCACAGCTAATATACCCATTGCCAGCGGATCCGTGGCCGTTCCCGGGACGGTGACATTATCATGACTTTGGCAAATAGCACATTAGAAATGCTGGCCATGATCCCACGGTACTACAGTGTCGAAGAAACCAGATCCCTGCTTGATGTGCTGGGTATACAGTTTGACCAGCTTAAAACCCTGACCTTTGATTTGATAGACCAGATTTTTGCAAAGGCAGCCAACTGGGGCATTGAGCAGTGGGAAAAAGACCTTGGAATTGTTCCCACTGCTGGCGATACAATAGAACTTCGCCGGGCAAGGGTGCTGGCCAAGCTGTTCGGCTTTCCAACAATGACCCTGGAGAAAATTGAGCAGGTTATAAACCAGTTTGTGGTGAATCAAACCGCAAAGATTAGCGTTATTCCGGGTGAATATGCATTTGAAGCTAAAATACCCATTGATGACATAGTGTGGCACTCACAAATGATTAAAACTGTTGAAGAAGTCAAACCGGCCCATTTAGAATTTATCCCGTTACTTACCATACTAACCCTGATATTAATATCTCTGGATGCAACCATCACAGGTCATATAGTATCAGCAAATAATTTTTATGGCGGCGAAGTTAAACCCCTTCTTTTGGACGGCACCTGGTTGCTTGATGGCAGCCAGCTATTGGATGGCATCAGGGCGGAATCAGGCAGTGTGGTAAATTCTCTCCAAGGTCATTTGCAAACCCAGCAGTGGTTCAACGAAGTAAAAGAAGACATACCGCTCCTGTTAGATGGGAGCTGGCTATTGGATGGGTCGCACATGCTCGACGGGGTGAAAGAAACGATATATCATCACCCGGCTAAACATAACCTGACCATAACGGAGGTGCCATAATGGCTAATGCGGTTACCACAAATACCTATAAGGAAAAAATGGCTAAAGCTATGGTTGGGGATGCCCCGCTGCCGGAAATAACTCAAATGGCTTTCGGTACCGGTGGCCATGCGCCAGGGGATCCATTCACACCGGTTCCCCCGGTGGCCACGGCAACGGCCCTGGAGGCGGAAATACCAGACAGCCGGAAGAACATTGATGGATATTCGTTTCCTACCGCCACCACGGCGCGGGTAACATGCACCCTCGCCAAACCCGATTTAAACGGGAATGTGCTCACAGAAATAGCCCTTATTGACGCTGATGGTGATGTGGCGGTAATTAAGACGTTCGCTGGCAAGGCCAAAGATAATGAGACATCTTTAATCTTTGACCATGACATTGAACTATAAAGGAGTTGGTGACAAATGGCTGACCAACCGATTCATGCCCCAAAAGATTTTAGTCAGGATCTGCACTTATTAGGTATTGAGCCGGCCACTCCAGAGCTATTCAATCCATTGTTTGAGCGGCTCATCAACAACGATGTTTTTCTAAGAGCTTTTGCGGAAACCTTGGCTAAAGACATATTTGCCTCCGGTTTTGTGGTGGCCGGCATGGTGGCCACAAAAAACGGCAGCACACCCACGCAGCTTGACGTGACATCCGGGGTAGCATATCTGCAGCAAGTCTCTGGTGGATTGGCAAGGTTTGAGGCGGATGCCAACTTCTTTGTGGTGGCCCAGTCCTCCGCGACTTACTACCTGGATATTCAGCCGGACGGTACCTACCACTGGGGGACGGCTCACAGCGCCCAGGCCAATTATCTGCCGGTGGCTACAGTGACAACCGATGGTGCCGGGGCTATTGCCACAGTAACCGATACCAGGACCATAAAGGATCCGAATGTGGCGGCCAGGGTGGATGAAGTTGCGGCGGACCTTAATACGCATTTGGCCGAAAAAGCGGCACAAGCAGTATTGGGGCATGTGCAGGTAAACGGTACTACCATCACCGCAGATGAAAACGGGGTTATTGGTGTTGCTTCTGATATTGCGAAGTTTAAGTCTGGTTCGGGTACCTTTACCGACAACGACACTTCCCAAACCTTTGTCGATGCTTTTTGTACCGTAAACAGTTTAGTTGTGGTGACTATTACTTCGGGAACTGCACCGCAAGGGATATGGAAGGTAACAAGTGCAAATGGGTCATTCACCATTACTAGCACTGTTGCAGAATCCGCTGACATTACCTTCGATTACTACATAGTAAAGGTGGTATAACTATGCAGGGAATAGTAAGAGGCGGGTTAAATGATGGTGGCGGTGGGGTTGATTTTGGGGCGCTTGTATGGTCACATAGTCAAGGTACAGAAAATGCCACTGCTGTAAACCAAGTTCTAAATGTTTCAGGCAAAGGAATGTTAATAGGAATATCTAATGTTTCAGGTGGAACTGTAGCATTAAAATTAATTATTGATGGTGTTACAGTATTAAAATCACCTAATAATTATGGTATTTCTTTTGCCCCAAATAATAGATTATTCTTTATGTTACCATTTGAAACAAACTTATATGTCCAGTGTTCTAGTCCTCAAATAAATATTGCATATGTATTGGAGTGAAGGTATATGGATCTAAAAAAAGCAACTCCAAAATTTTTTACAAATTTGACTTCTGGAGTTTCAGTGACAACTAGATTAAGTGTAACTGGAAAAGGTTTTGTGTATTTGATATATGGTCCTGATATTGTTAAATTAATCATTGATGGGGTAGTTGTTTTAGGTGATGCTTCTGTCTCTCCTTCTCCATCTGGAGATGTACCATTGCTTTTTAGGTTTAATACAGGTTTTGAATATAAAAGCAATACTACTTTAAATGCCGGAATTATGTATGCTTTGGAATAGGAGGATATAAAATGAATTTTGAAGTAATAGATAATGTTGTTATGACAGTAAAAGAAGTTGTAACACCCTCACAGGTGGCCATAATAAAAGAATTTTATTGTTTTGAACATAAAACATCTGTAACCACTGACAAGTCAAATATTTTAAATAATGGTGTGGACATGGCTGTTATTGCTTTTAAGTGGCAGAGGTTTGACGTAGAAACCGGGAGTTATATTGACAACCCAACAGACAACACTGATATTATTGTTAATATTGCAGGAACACAGGCAGTTATTACCCCGGTAAATGGAGTTGCTGAAGTAACCTTTTCGTCTGCCGAACTTGGGGAGTATGTTATTGAATCAATTAACCCACAAGCTGAAAACGGGAAAGTGACGGTGATTGCTAGTGCCTAAAGCTGAGAAAACGGGGAATCATTTTCATGTTCCGATAGATTCTATGCGTGTTGAACTTGAGCAGATAAAACAGCGTCAGGTCCAGAGAAAGCAGGAAGGCAAACCGTCGAAGATTACTAATGACATGATTTATGAAATGCTTTCGGACGTTCTGGAGAATCAAGCCAGGATTGAAAACATGCTTAGGAAGTTAACGTCACAATAGACTTAAAATGCGCAGCATTGAGTTTCGTCAAAGGAGAGTGAAAAACAGAAATGCAAACACGTAGCCCTCAAAATGCCAAAGGTATAGATGTTTCAATATGGCAAGGAGATATTGATTGGAAAAAAGTCAAGGCAGCTGGTACTTCTTTCGCTTTTCTGAAAGCCACAGAAGGTAAATCCATAGAAGATAAACAGTTCGCTAAAAACATCATAAATGCCAGGGCAGTCGGTATCCTCGTTGGAGCATATCACTTTTGCCGGGCTAAAGATGTGGCGGAAGCACAAAAAGAAGCTGACCACTTCATTAACACTATCATCTCGGTTGGTGGCTTTTATCTGCTTAATTTGCCGTCTGTTCTGGATATAGAAACAAAAGAAGGTATCACTAAAGCAAATATAACCGCCGTTTGCCATGAATGGCTTGAGAAAGTGAAAAAGGCTTCAGGAAAAACACCACTTATATATGCAAATAATGATATGGCTGTTAATTATCTGGATAAATCCTTAGCTGTATATCCTTTATGGTTTGCCAGGTATGGCGTTAGTCAGCCACCGAATGCAGGAGGCTGGAGCCAGTGGACATTCCTCCAGTATACTGATTCAGGTGCTGTTTCAGGTATTTCTGGAAATGTTGACACAAACGAGTACCACGGGACTTTAGAAAAGCTAATATCTGTCTATGGGGGTTATAAGATGAAACCTGAAGACGCAAACAAAATTATCGCTGCTTTCTTAGGACCTCTGTATAACTTTGTTACAGACCCGAAAGAAAAAATGGAGTGCAATCGGCTGGCGAATGAGCTTAGAAAAGCTTCTGGACAGCCTACCAAATAAGGTTTGAGAAAATTTGTTTTTAAATAATGATGCCATAGACTGCTTAACCTATAGATATACTAAAGCGGAGGGGGTGTTATCCCCCACCGCTTCTTGTATAGTTATACGAAAACAATTTTGGAAATTTTGCGTGAGAATTTTGGACATTTTGTGTGAGACGCTTCACCCGGGGATGCGGGGCCGGTAATGACGTGTACTCCGGATTTGGCGATAAAGATGTGGCCTTCGCCTTTAACGACGTTAAAAAGATGGTTGCGGAGAGGCAGTTTATCTTCGAGGGAGCCTTTGCGAAAATAGAGGCTGATTACCCTGAAAAGGAATTTTCAAAGCTGGATAAAAGCAACCTTTGCCCGGCGCTGGTACCGGCAAATATAGACTATATTTACAGGTTGAGTAAGTAAATATAAATTATTTGCGGCAGCTTTTATTATTTTTCTTTTTGTCCGAGGCTGTGAGGACGATTTATCCAAAAGGCGGCATATACCAATGCAGCCTATACCAACTGGAGGTTATTCTAAAGGTATTTATATCGGCTATCAACTAGGAAAAATAAGAGTTAAAACCGAAAATGGAATAGAAATACTTAGTCTTGACAGCGATATGAAAAGAAAATTTAAAAATATGAATATTAAGAATGGCTATTATATTAATGTTCACTATTATCAAGAAATCAATGAGGGTGGCGGTGTATCAAACATCAAACATGTACGGTCTATTGAGATAATTAACTTTCCTGCCGAGAAGTCCACGTCCTGAATAAAGCGAAGGGCGGGGATGAAAGGCGGACATGCTTTTTTTGGCACCGCCCGAAAAGAACAATTGAAAAGAATTGACAGAATGATCCAAATTATATAAACTGTAATTACAGCAAAGATGTTTATATGGGGGTGCTGCAATAATGCCTGAGGTGATTCAGCAGGTTCAAAAAAGGATGTTGGTAAGTTTAGCTCAAATTGCCAAAAAGATTGCTATCAAGGAAGGCGATCATGTTGCGTTAGAAATTCGAGATGGCGGAGTTTTTATCAGGCCTGTAGCATGGCATGACAAAAGTCAGGAATATTTTTGGTCTGAAGAATGGCAGCAAAAAATGAAGCAAAGTGATGAAGCCATTAAAGAGGGGAAGATAAAGACATTTACGAATTCCGGTGACCTTTTAAAAGAATTGGGTGAAGATGATGCCGACAATCATTCTGACTGAACCCTTTGAGAAAGATTTTTGGAAGTTATCCGGAATTGAACGAAAACAATCAGGGAAGGCGCTGCGTTTTTTGTCCGATAATCCTAGACATCCGTCTTTACAAATACATAGGATCAAGGGAACGCTTTTCTGGGAAGCTTATGTAAATAAGGATATTAGAATAATATTTGAACAAAATAGTGACACCCTTGTTCTTCATGCTATCGGGCATCACGACGTTTTGAAGAAAATTTGA